GATGCCGAAACAATTGATGTTAACCTATTAATTGGTCCTGAAACTGCAGCTGCAGATGATGTGACTATGGCTAACTATATGATTGCAATCGCCGAAGGTCGAAAAGACTGTGTGGCGTTTGTTTCCCCTGCAGTTGCAGAAACAGTCAATAATGCAACAGCTGCTACAGACGTAAAAGCCTGGGCTGATGCATTGACTTCATCTTCTTACGCTGTAATCGATTCAACAGCGCTATACGTATACGATAAATACAATGACGTATATCGTTGGATTGTCGCATCAGGTGCAGTTGCTGGTCTATGTGCAAACACAGACAATGTAGCTGACGCATGGTTCTCACCTGCTGGTTTTACACGAGGTCAAATCCTTGGTGTAACTAAGATTGCTTTTAATCCTAAGAAAGCAGCACGTGACGATCTATATAAAGCTCGAGTCAACCCAATCGTTAGCTTCCCAGGTGAAGGTATCGTATTGTTTGGCGACAAGACTGCTCAATCAAAACCAAGTGCATTTGATCGTATCAATGTGCGTAGGTTGTTCATCACATTGGAAAAAGCTGTTGCAACAGCTGCTAAATTCCAATTGTTTGAATTCAACGATGAGTTTACACGAGCACAATTCCGCAACCTAGTTGAACCGTTCTTACGAGATGTAAAAGGTCGCCGAGGTATTACAGACTTTGCTGTCATTTGTGACACAACAAATAATACTGGCGCTGTTATTGATGGTAACCGTTTCGTGGCTGATATCTATATCAAGCCTGCTAGGTCGATTAACTTTATCACATTGAATTTTATCGCTACACGAACAGGCGTTGAATTCTCTGAGATCATCGGTCAGTAAGGAGACATAAAATATGGCTATTTTAGGCGTAGATGACTTTAAATCCAAGTTGACAGGTGGCGGTGCCCGTGCTAACTTGTTTAAAGCCACACTTAACTTTCCTGGTTATGCCGGAGCAAATGTTGAGCTTGCATCATTCATGTGTAAAGCTGCTCAGCTTCCTGCTTCGATCATTGCACCAATTACTATTCCGTTCCGTGGACGTCAATTGCAAATTGCAGGCGATCGTACATTTGAACCTTGGTCAGTGACAATCATCAATGATGTTCAAATGGAAACACGCAGTGCTTTCGAACGTTGGATGAATGGTATTAATCAGCATAATGCAAATACTGGTCTAACAAACCCAGTCGACTACCAAGCCGACATGATTGTAGAACAGTTAAACAAAGCAGGTGAAACTGTGAAGCGTTATGATTTCCGTGGGACTTTCCCGACTAACATTGCAGCAATCGACGTATCGTACGATTCAGAAAATGTTATCGAAGAGTTCACTGTTGAGCTACAAGTTCAATATTGGGAATCAGATACTACTTCATAACACCTATAAATATAAGCAGAGGGGATTATTCTCCTCTGCTATTATGAGAGGATATTACATTGGCCGACTTTTTTGGTTTTGAAATAAAAAGAAAGGATCAAGAGAAGCAAGAGCGTGCGCGTGCTTCCTTCGTTGCTCCTATGGATGAAGATGAGGGTATCGGCAATGTGATTAATGCCGGTGGCCACTATGGACAGTATGTCGATATTAATGGTGATAAAACAAAATCAGAAAAAGAGCTTATCCTTAAATATCGTGATATTTCATATCACACAGAATGTGATGCTGCTGTAGAAGATATTGTTAATGAAGCTATTGTTTCTGATGATGAGTCTTCGCCTGTCTCATTGATCATGGATGATTTAGATCAACCTGATCGCATTAAAAAAATGATGACAGAAGAATTCGAACATGTTGTAAACATGTTAAACATGAACTGGTATGGTCATGATATTTTCCGACGTTGGTATGTTGACGGCCGATTGTACTACCATAAAATTATTGACGAAAAGAATCCTAAAAATGGTTTGCTTGAGCTACGACCAATTGATCCTACAAAGATCCGTAAAGTTCGCGAACTAAAGAAAGAAAAAGATCCTAAGACTGGCGCTGAAATTATAACAGGGGCCACAGAATATTTTATATTCCAAAACGATTCATTAGGAACTAAAGCACAGGGACTGAAGATTGCAAAAGATGCAATTACATATGTTACATCTGGACTATTAGATCCAAGTCGTAAACGTATCTTATCGCATCTGCATAAAGCGTTGAAGCCTGTTAATCAGCTTCGTATGATGGAAGATTCATTGGTAATCTATCGTCTTGCACGTGCGCCTGAACGCCGCATCTTTTATATCGATGTAGGTAACTTACCAAAAGGGAAAGCAGAAGAATATCTGCGTAACATCATGGCAAAGTACCGTAACAAAATGGTTTACGATGCTGAAACTGGTGATATGAAAGATGATAAGAAGCATATGTCAATGCTTGAAGACTTCTGGTTACCAAGACGTGAAGGCGGAAGAGGCACAGAGATCTCTACTCTACCTGGTGGCGAAAACCTTGGTCAGATTGATGATATTGAATACTTCCGTAAGAAGTTGTATAAATCATTAAATGTGCCAAGTGGTCGTTTAGAACAAGAAAATCAGTTCTCTTTAGGTAGATCTACAGAAATATCTCGGGATGAATTAAAATTCCAGAAGTTTATTAATCGTCTGCGTAAGAAGTTCTCAGCACTGTTTATTGATATTCTTAAGACACAGTTGATTCTTAAAGGTGTTGTTACAGAAGAAGAGTGGGAATCAATCAGGTCAGACATTAGTATTGACTTCTTAAAAGATAACCATTTCTCAGAGCTAAAAGATGCTGAACTAATTAGAGAGCGTCTCGCGACTCTTCGAGAAGTAGATGAATATGCTGGACGTTACTACTCTGTAGAATGGATTCGTAAAAATATCCTTATGCAGACTGACGAAGATATTGAAGATATCATTGCACAAATTAAGCAAGATGATATGAATAAACCAGAAGATGAAGTGTAAAACTCAAGTTGTATAAATAAATGAAAGGTGAACATAATGACTGATGTAAGTGAATTAATTAATGCACTTGATGCAGGAAATAATAACGATGCTAATAATACATTTAGTGCGTTAATGCAAGGTAAAATTAATACGGCGATGGATGATCGTAAGATTGCAATCGCTCAGGGTATGTCAGGTACCGAAGTTGAAGTAGAGGACGTTGAAATCGATGATGAAATTTCAGGAATTCAGGACGAAGACAACGCCGGTTTATGAGGCTACAAAAAAGTTTAAGGTAGGCAAAGGTAAGTTTACCGCTGAAATTAAAAAGAAGGGATCTAAGTTTATTGCGTCTATTGACGGCCAGGATTTAGATACTTTTAAAAGTGAAAAAGAAGCTGAAAAAGCAATTAAAGATTTTACTAAGTTAATGGGAAAATAAACAATGGCTGAAATTAGACCACTTAGCGCAGAGATCGCAGCTCCTACTGGTACAGGAACTGCAACAACAGTATCAGATGGTGTTAATGTACGTATTATTAATACTACATCAGCAGCACACCTTGTTACGTTGGCTACCGCGCAAAATGGAACAGTCATTGGTAGTTTTACTATTATGTCGGATGAGCATGTCATTATTAGAAAACAAAAAGATGAAGTTATCTTTGCAGCTAATGCTGGCGTAAAGTTAACAAGTCTAGCGATTCCGAGAGGATAGTATGAAATTAATTACAGAACATCTAGATACTCAATTAGAGTATATGACAGAAGCTAATGATAAGGGCGAGAAAACCGCTATTATTGAAGGCATCTTCATGCAAGCTGAGGGCAAGAACCGCAATGGCAGGATCTACCCAAAAGCAGTCCTAGAAAAAGCAGTGGCAAAATACATTGCTGAACAAGTTTCCAAAGGTAGAGCCGTAGGTGAATTGAATCACCCAGAAGGTCCTACTGTCAATTTGGATAAAGTATCTCATCGCATCACCGAACTTAAATGGGATGGTGATAATGTGATGGGTAAGGCACTAATATTGAATACTCCTATGGGTCAGATTGTAAAGGGTCTGATGGAAGGCGGTGTTCAGCTTGGTGTTTCTAGTCGTGGTATGGGTAGTCTTGTGCGTAAAGGCGATGTTAA